TAAGGTTGCAAAACTTGGCTATAAGGGTAATAAGCGATATGTGCGCTTGACCCTTACGCCGAGCGGTAACGACAGCGGAAACGTTGACGTTGCAGCGCTTGCAATTCTTGGCCGAGGAAGAAGCGCACCAGAATCATAAGCCCCACTTATGAGTAGTTGGCCGGGGTGGGAGTGGTTGTATTACTTCCATCCCGGCTTTTTCTTAGAGAGAACGAGCGTATGAAAGTTAGAATGGTTTCAACATTGGCGGGGCCATCCGGGTGTTACGATGCCGGAAAGGTTTACGAACTCGAGGGGATTTTCGGGAAAAAGTTAGTGGAAGAAGGGCACGCGGTTTATGTTGACCGTGTAAACCTGAATCAGAACTTTCAGGTTGAAACAGCCGATAAGCCAACAGAGGTTTTCGAACGACGGGAAAGCTTGGCGGACCCGGAAGAGTCAGCGGCGCCAGAGGGCGCGCCAGTAGTTGAGCACAAGCGGCGGGGGCGGCCACGTAAATGAATTGGAGCGACGTTGTAACGGTTGCGGCGACGGGG